CCGTAGAATGTTCCGATCACCATGTAGTTCGTGTCGGGCATTGGTGTTGTCCATGAGATTAAAAGCTCATTGAATGTTCCCGTAGCCAACGGAATAGGTTCACCGCTGCTGCGAAGCGACGGCTGCGCTGCCAACGCCTGCTGTGCGGTATCGAGGGCAATCTCGGATTGTTCAAGTGCCTGTTGCGCAATGGAGTTTTGTGAACCCGTGTCAATTTCGCTGGTAGTAGAATTGACGTTAAAGAACTGCGACATCACCCTGCCGAGTTCATTCAGATCGCCGGGAATACAAGAGAGATCAGGTGGCGCATCCGTCCATCCAAGAGTCGCTACAATCTGTGTGTTGGTGGGCATATATTCTTTATACGTTGATTTTTAATGAATGTCTAGCTTCCGTAATAAGGTTCTACTTCCGGCCACGTAGGATTTCCGAAAAAGCTGCACCCGATTTGTAGTTGAATCCTCGCGCTGCCTGCTCCCGCATCCGTGTAAATGTTGGTTGCGGTGTCGTAGGTTCCATCGGGATAATCGTATGGCTGGTTGATCACTAAAGTTCCGGTTTCGTCCACCATCCCGCCGACTATCAGCGCATCAGTGAGCACGTTGATGAGGCGGATGGGTTGCCCGACAAATGCGAGATACGCACCCGCCACGAAGAACCCGCTGTAATCCACGATGTCACCCGCAACAACGTAGGTGTCAGATAGTATTTCAGTGTTGCACAAAGGACATTGCAGCGCGGCGTTCGCGTTTTGCTGCGCTGCCGCCTGCGCTTTTGTGTCGGCGTCCGCTTGGCTGATAGCTGATGTTGCCGTTCCTTGTGCCGTGGAGCAAATGGACTGGAAATCTTTGCAGCACACACGCGCAACGCGAGTGGCGATCCAGCCGTAAATCGGGTTGCCGTTTGCATCAGTTCCGATCCGAACTTTTCCGGCTGGTGCTTCTTCTGGCGGATATGGAATCTCATTGTTCTCGCCAACAGGAGCAATCGAGTAGGCGTAGTCACCCTCATTCGGGCAGCAGTCAATCGGGGCGCAGTTGTTGCCCATGCACTCCGAAATCTGCCCATCAGGGCGAACCTCGAAACGGATGTTCATGCGATCCACCGTGAAGCTGCCAATAGCGTTCACGCGCACCTGACAATGATGAAAGTTATTCGCAGGCTGGATTGATCCCGGAACACATTTGTTAGAAGGAACCTGTTGCAGATACTTCCGCGCCCATTGCGGTGCAGCCGTCATTGGACGCTCTGGATTTTCCTCGCAGGTTTCTCTTGTCGGGCAATCGCATCCCGGACTTCCCTGATCCACAAATACCCAGCACGGTGAACCATCGGGCCGATACTCTACGGTGAAGCTGGATGCACCGCGAATAGCCGACATCTCAATCACGCCGCCGTTGATAATCTTTGGCGCAAATGCGTTAGTGATTGCCTCCACATTTCCATACATCGAAGTCGTGTAGCTGCTCTCGATCTTCTTTCGTTGCCCTTCAAATAAATCGTCGCCATCCGAAAGCGTGAACTCGTAGAGCCGATTCTTTCCGTCACGATCATACGAAAACGCAAAGCAACGGTTGGCGTTGCCGATGTATCCCTGCGCAAATGCCCAGGGTCTTACGCCGCTCCACATCCCGTGCCATGCCGGAGTGCCGTTTCTGCCAGCGGTGCTCATTGCTTCCGCATCGAACACTACCATGCCGCGACAATATCGGTGCTTCCCAAATGCTGCGTTGTTCGGTGAAGCAATCAGCGGCGACGTTCCGCACAGCACCATGTTCTGCCAACTCACCATCGGCACGAACTCAAGGTAATCCTTTCTGTCGGGTTCCAGCCAGTAATTGACCTCGTTGGATACTGGCGTTTGATTCCATCGCTGCGAATACTCAATGCGCGAGTTACGGTAGCTCGCAATCCCCGCCTGAGAGCGATAGAACATATCGCCGTTCAGCCCTGCAAATCCGTGAGACGACGAAAGCCCCGTGCCGATAAGCGCAACCCGCTGCACCGATGTATCGATCCACTGATCCCGTGGTTTGGATAAATCGAGTGACGTAAATCCGTTGGTGCAGCCAATGACTAATTCGTTCTGCCCTGTGCCCGTATCGAGAAACGGCATTGCATACATCCCCATGATGTTACCTACAAATACAGGAGTGCCAAAGCTGCCGCCTTCCGCCCAATACGTTTGCTCGGTGAAGCTGAGAATGTCGTCGGGTCGGGTAAGAGTTGCGCCGTATGCGATGTCGCCAACGTAGATGCTGTTCTTGCCGTCTGAACTGGCAACCACGAACCTGCCGTGGATGAATGACATGACGCTGCCAATCGGCATCTCGTTCTTAGCGAGATCAGATCGCCTTGGTGTATTTGTCCCGTCCCAAAACAGCGGAGGATGGATGCCGTCTTGAATGACAAGCCATTGAAATCCCTGCGCAAACCATGTGTGCATGAACTGACGCGAGTTGCCGTCATACAGCTTGGTTACGATACCCCTTCTTCCATTCACTTCAATCGTGTAAATCCTGCCGCCGACACTCGCGATCAGCTTGCTTGTCAGGTATGACGGATAGCCGTTGTAGAATGTTGCGCCCTGCCCGTTCGCGCCTTGAAACCATACCCGTTCATCATCGTTTTCAAACTCTAGCTCGATGTTTTGAATGGATGGACGAGCGCGGTTGTAGTCCTCGCGGAAGAAGCGATTGATAGCTTGATGCGCAAAGTTGGCAGGAACCGAGTCGGGCGATCCGCCGAATACTCCCTTTAGCTGCTGATGCCCGTCATAATGGTATGTCGCGGGCATCGGTTCACGCTCTTAGACGAGTGAAATTGCAGCGAACGGAATAAGTCTGGACGTTAGCTCCGCTGCCCGATCCGAGAATCAACTGAACCGTGTCGCCAACATTGTATCGCCTCATGTCCTGTCCCCATAGAGTAGGATTGTATATGCTTCCCGATGTGTTTGCCGTGGAGTTTCCAGAGTTCACGATAATCCCATTCACCGATAAGTTGATAGTTGGCCTGTGATTTCCCGCGCCAGAAGGGACATAAACGAGTCCGCCGAAATCAACCACGTAAGCCCCTGCTGTGATGCAGCGAAGCGTTGTGGCGTTATCAATGGCAAACAGCCCTGCCGTAGTGCCGCCCGTTGTCGTGCTGTCGAACATCAGATTTCCAATCGTCAGCGCGGAACCGGATGTAACCGTCTTGTTCGGCCCTGCTCCCGCAGGAAGCGGTGATTGCGGAAACTCAAAGAATCCGGCGCATTGCGACCCCGTGTCGGCGGGAGTTCCTTTGATGATCTCGTTAGCGGCATTAAGGCCAAGTGTGCTTGTTAGTGTTCCAGTAGCCAGCCCTGTTGCCGTGATTGTCCCAGAAACCTGTAAATCCGCAATCGCCGCATTCGTGACAACCGTAAGGTCATTCACCACCAGCGGATCGGGAACCGTGGCGTTCGGCAGCACTTCAAACGTGATCTGCCCTGCTGCATTGGTGCGCGGATATAGGTTAGCAATCGCTGGCCCCGTCAACGTCCGCATGATGTTGTCGCTGCCCTGCACAATGAACTGCCCGAAAGTCTGACTCTGGACAGCGGTAACATTGGAAAGCGGAACCACTGGCTCCGTGGTGAAGCTAATCAGCCAGCCGCCGCTGCCTGTTTCGCGGGCGACGAGATAGCCGCCGTCGCCGGGAAGCAAGCGACGTTCGCAGAACTGGCTATCGAGTCCTAGAACGTGTCGCAGGGATGTGGCGGAACCGGGATCGGTGCAAGTGCCCTGATATACCGTGTTGGCCGGAGAACAGGGAGAGCAGGAGCAGGGATTAGAAGTGCAGGAGCAGGACATAGGTTACGTGGCTGGTAGTTTAACCGCTTTCAAATCTTCAATGAGTGTGCCGACAATCTGCGCAAGCTCTTGGAGATTGACGGTTGCCGTGTCGCAGGTTCGCAGGGTTGCAGGAGTTCCAAATGTCGTGTAGCCCGTTTGCGTGTTGCTGGTGCTGATGAAAGTGTTGATGAGCTTGCTGCTTGGATTTCCGGCCACACCGCCCGTTATGATAACGCTTGCCGCAGGGATGGATACTGCGCCGATTTTTACAAGCGAAGTGGCTCCGAAATCAATGAATGCGGTGTTCTCAAATGTTAGTGAAGATGTGGCTTTCACCAATCCGGCTGTGGCATTCACCCCATCTCCGAGCTTGAAGCTGCCGACTGCTCCATTGACCCATAGCTCAGAATCCACCATATTGATTCCGCCCACCCCCGCTGAATACAGGTTGAATTGACCCGTGTTTTGCCCGTATCCGCACATTACCTGTTGCCATTCTCCGGCGAGCGTTCCATAGGCGACTATCGTTTGAGTAATGTCTATCTGATACCCGTATTGCCCCTCAAAGTCTGGAACAGCCGCCGCGACTGCTACTGCATCAGCGAATGTCCGTGTGGACTGTTGAGCGGCCAGCACGTAGGTGAGATTTGCGGGAGTAATCGCAAGGCTGGTTGATGCCCCCGCTAACGCCTCTGCGTCTGTGGCAATCTCTATCAGTCCAGAGAAGGTAGTTGTCGCACCGATTGCGGCAAGATTACTTGGCGTGAGAATCTTGTTGTTGAGAGCTTTGCCGATCGCCTCTGCATCCGTTGCTGTTTCAAGCACCCCGCGCTGTGTTGTCGTGGCATCGGGTAGATCGTCAATAATCTGCTGGATGTTGAACGTGAGCAGGATTGTGTTGTTGCCCGCATCGAGCGTGACGAGAAGGGAGTTGTTGCCGCTGGTGATTCCGCGAAAGTCAAACTCGTTGCCGTTCTGCGAATCATATACGCCGATCCCTGTAAGGTTGATATTGGCGCAGGTGTATGCTTCAACGGGGTTGTCGGGCAATACGACTGTGTATTGGCAGTTGCAGCCTTGTGTTGATCCGCAGGTGTTACAGCATGACATGAGCGTGTTTTAGTTGGTTTTTAGAATAAAGCAATCACGGAATATCAATGGACATAAGATTCATACTAGACGGATAAAAGCCTTGGCATCAGATCGCGGGCGATACTTTCTCCAAACTCCATCTCCGATTTCTGAATCGCGCTCTCCCTTTCCGTTCGTGTTTCCGTCCACGCTCTCAATCTCTCCGCGCTCGCTATCAGCCGTCACAAGTCCAATATGCGAGAAGTCAAAAACCACAATGTCTCCACGGCGGCACGGCTCATTTTCACCGAGCACTTTCAATCCCTCGTCTTTTGCCCATCGAATAAAGTCGAACGCGCCAGTTGTTCGGGGTCGGTGAAACTTTACGATCTGTTGAACGCTTGGCGATTTTAGCCATTCGCGGATTATCCAACAGACGAAGGCAGCGCACCAAGGCCAAACTCCCGGTTCTGTCCAAGTCGCGGCCTGATATTCTCTCACCCTTGGCCCGCGATTGTTTCCGCCTATCTCGCGCACGCCGATTTCCTTTTCGGCTATCCTAGCCAGAGCATCCCGTGCTTGTTCTGGCGTAAGAATCGCCAAACGTATTTCATCACTTGGCATATCCTTTTAATGATTTCCCAATTTCATCGCCATTTACGTCGAGAAGAACGCGCTTGCCGTCATACGACGCACTAGCACCGCCGTAGTGGAGCGATACGCGATACGGAATAGCGGAACAGCTTGTGAGGTAAATAGACGCAAGGACGGCGAAAAGCGCAA